ATGTCACGCATCACGATATCTGCGAAACCTTCAGGTGGGCTAACGCCGATCACTTCTGGCAGACCAATATCCTCAGCCCTGCAAAACTCCGCGCCAAGTGGGACACACTCCGGGCGCAGATGAGCCAGCCAGGGCGTAATCGGCAGTCAGTGTCTCAGCAACCCGCTCAGCACTGGAACAGCCGCGAAGCCTGGGAGAATGAATTCCTATGAGAAATCTCGTATCAGCAATTCAGAACCGTGATGCAGGCGCACTGGCTCGCATTGCAGTAGATGGGCCACGCCCGGTTGAGCGTGGAGTGCATGAAGACGTTGAGCGACTGGTCGACGCTTTATTTTCGAACCTGAAGCAGGTGTTTCCGGCATCGGTCAGCACTGCGTGGCGTAACCCGAACGACGAAGCCGCAGCAAAACGTCAGTGGATCGCCGCGTTTGCCGAGAACGGTATTCACAACAAGCAGCAGCTGTCAGCAGGCATGAAGCTGGCCCGCGCCAGTGGCTCACCGTTCCTGCCATCACCCGGCCAGTTTATCGAGTGGTGCAAACAGGGAGAGCATCGCGCCGCTGGCCTGCCTGCCGATGAAGAACTCTACGACATGTTCCGCCTGTACTGCCGGGACCGTGGCATGTACGACTGCAGCGAAGAGTTCCCGTGGGAAAGCCCGGCCTGTTTCCACATGGTGACAGCGGTCTACAACCAGATGCGCTCATTCAACCTGACTGATTCTGAATGCCGGAAACGCCTGGGCGACGAGCTACGCAAGATGTCCCGCCGCATTGAAGCAGGCGAAGTCATCCCGCCGCCGCGCAAACAGATTCCACAACTCCACATCCCTACCGGCAACGAAAAGGCACTGGACCACCTTGCCGACATTCGCCGCCGCTTTGGGTTGAAAGGTGGCCGTCATGACTGAGATGAACCGCATCCGCTTTGAGCGTCTGTATCGCAGCGTTCATGGTGACAAGCACAGCCTGACCCGATCACACCTTGGCTATCTGAATGCTGTGGTAGACCGGGCGTTTTTCTTCTGGCTTGAGGGCAGGGAGAGTGTCGCATGACTCAGGTAACTCAACTGGTAATTAACACGCCGCTGATGCGACAGGCCCGCAACCTGCAACTGGCAATCATCAACCTGGCTAAGAAGCGCAACCTGACGCAGGAACGTTTCCGGGCGCACCTGAGCGCTATCGACATGCTGGCGCGCGAAGCACATGACCTGATAGTTGATGCTGAGTTTGAGCAGCAGGACTCAAGGAGTCGCAAGTGAGCAACGTAATCCCCCTTAATAAATCCACTTATATCCTGCCAGATGATGAGTTCGAATCACTCCTGCAGGAAGTCATTAACCACGGCCGCAAGTTCCATGACTTCACCTGCTACCAGGCGGTGATGCGCAAGGTACTGGGCGACGCATTAAAGCGAGACAAACGCGATGGAGAAAGCAACGTTCCTGCTTAGGAGCGACAACATCCGACAGAACTGCATCAGCGCCATCCAGCAACTCCCCGCCAATCCCGAAAAACCTCTGCAGGTAACCATTCAGGAAGACACCAGAAGCCTTGCGCAGAGTCGCATGCTTTGGGCCTGCCTGCATGACGTATCAAGTCAGGTGGTCTGGTATGGGAAGAAACTCGACTCAGAAAGCTGGAAGCACATATTCAGCGCCGGCCTGAAAGGGCAGGAGACGGTGCCGGGTATCAATGGCGGCTTTGTGGTGCTGGGCCAGTCAACAAGCAAAATGCGCGTCGGTGAGATGCGAGATTTAATCACCTTAATCCATGCCTTCGGTGCCGAGCAGAACGTCAGGTTTAGCGACGAGTCAGCGCGTGCTGCTGAATGGGCTAATCGCTTCGGAAAATAACATGACCCCCTTTACCGATATAGGCGCAGCCGTCGAAGAAGCTGCGTGGCTTGCGCACGTCCATAACAAACCACACTGCGTGTATCAGCGCTTTGACGGTCTGATGGAAGTCCAGCCTGAGAACCCTGACCGCAACCCTATGTACACCACCGGCACGCCTGGTGTGGTGACCACTGATTACAGGAGTGCAGCATGATAAACACCTGGAGCCGTGAGCATCTCGAAATCCTCGTCAGAGACTATGCGACGGCATCAACCGATTTACTGGCAATCATGTTCGACAGGCCCCGCCAGCAGGTCACGAACAAGGCTCGCTCGATGGGATTGCGAAAGTCGCCGGAATATCTGGAAGCGGTGAGGGCTTCGGCCGGAATGCAAGGCTGGAGGCATCATGCGTGAGACGTGGTTTACCCATCCCGACCCGCTAGACACGAAGACCGCCGACGAACTCCTCTCCAGCTACAAACTCCGAAACATCCAGGCAAAGAAAGCACTCGCATTTGACCCGCGTCTCTGGCTGGTGAGCGCCTTGCTGCCTACGTTCCGGGATGAGCCAAAGCCATCAAAGCAGTATCGAAACCCAATGTGGAGCTGAAGATGAAAATCAAAACGTTCGGGTATGACAGGCACAAGCTGACTTCGCTGACATACGAAGAGCTGGAAATGCTAATTCAGCAGGTCAACGAAGAGCATGCCTGCAGCGATGGCATCTACCTGGTCGATGCGAAAGGCAGGAAGAAAATCGACGCTATTGGATGGGCTGTTTATTACAAAAACAAGAAGGATAAAGCCAATGCGTGAACGCTGCTGCCGCTGCCACACCATCCTCACCTCAGAAGACAAGTATCACTACGGGGCTAACTGCGAAAACTGCGAGGTAGATCGCCGATATGAAGACCACGAACGGGACCAGCCAATCAAGTCAGCCTACTGGCGCTGGCGAGCCATCTGCTTCTGTGTGCGCTGGCTGTGGTGCTCAATTGCTGGATACCGAAGTATACGCCTGTGGCGCATGCCTCGACCTGTGGCTTCTGGCCGATCAGAATTTCGACATGACAGGAGAAAGTGATGGCTAATGGCATCAAGCTGCCGAAGCCGAAGAAATGCAAATGCTGTCCTGAAAAGTTTATACCCCGTAACAGCCTCCAGACCGTCTGCTCTCCAAAATGTGCCATCCAACTCGCTAACCAGTTATCCGAGCGCAAGCAAAAGCGCCTGGAGAAAGAGCAGCGCGCTGCATGGAACAAACGCAAAGCCGATGTTAAGCCGTTAAGCCACTGGATGAACATGACCCAGCGGGCATTCAACGATTACATCCGGGCGCGGGACGGGAATATCTGCATCAGTTGTGGAAGCACATCAGCGGTCAGCTATCACGCAGGGCATTACAGGACAACTGCAGCGGCTTCGCAGTTACGTTTCAACGAAGATGGGTGCCATAGCCAGTGCGCATCATGTAATACACATCACTCCGGAAATATCGGCCCTTACCGCATCAACCTCATCACCAAAGTTGGCCTTCAGCGCGTTCTGGCGCTCGAATCAAACAACGAACCTCACCGATACACCAGAGAAGAACTGGACAGCCTCCGGGCGCGTTACAGAGCTTTGCTGCGTGAATTGGTTAAGCAGAGGGAAGCAGCATGAAGCTAACACCAAAACAACGCGGCATTCTCCGCATGAAGTTCGGCGGTCAGTGTGCATATTGCGGCTGTGAGCTGCCCGAGAAAGGGTGGCATGCAGACCACGTAGAGGCAGCATTACGCAAATGGGAATTTGGCCCGCGCCGTCAGGATGGCACACGCCGGACAGTAGCCACGGGAGAGCACTGGCGGCCAGAAAATGACGTCATGGAAAATCTCTTCCCAGCGTGCGCCCCCTGCAATCTTTTCAAGGCGACATTCAGCTTGGAGAGCTTCAGGGAGCAGGTTGCTGAGCAGGCTGACCGAGCGAGGCAATACAGCGTCAACTTCCGCACTGCCGAAAGGTTCGGGCAGATAAAGGTCACCGCGTCCCCGATTGTGTTCTGGTTCGAGAGATACATGCAGGAGCGTGCAGCATGACCCAATACCTCAGAGAGAAGTGGCTCCGGCTACGCATCCTCAAAATGCGCGGCATGTATGAGATCAACTACCGGATAATCCGCAACACGGCGAAAATGATGGGGGTTAAGCATGCGCATTGAGCGTGACTATCAGCAAATCGTCAGGCTGTCAGGCGTCAGAACCGCAGCGGATATGCGCCGGTTATTTGGCAATGGCTGGAAGACCATCAACAAATCACAGCAGGCATGGGTGAGGCATCTGCTGGGTGTGTGGGGCGATCACCTGGGAGGAGAAGATTACGACCGTGCAGAGGTGAACGTGATTGGCCGCCTGATGATGCGCTGTGAATGGAGTGAGCAGAAGGGCAAGCAGATAGAGAAAATCGTGTCACAGCTGCATTGTGAAGGGTTGCGAGGAGAAGAGCTATTCCGCAAGGCGCGTGACCTGCTTATCCCTCAGTCATCAACGGCAAACATCATCGCTCTCGCCAAAGAATCCGATGATGCCGCCTTTGTTGAATCTGTCATGGTCAAGACGTTCGGTAAGGACAACCCGCTTCGCAATGTAGCCAGATTACGCTACTGCAAACGCAAGAGCGTGCAAAACATCGGCACATCGCTGATTTATTACTGCTCCATTTCACCCAAAGAGGCCCGTAACAGAATGGAATGGGCCATGGATATACTCGAAGGAGAAATGTTTTACGCAATTAAACGAGAAATGGAGAAGGAGATTCTTAAAATAGCTGCGTGATTATACAAAATAGCACGAAATGACAAAGACAAAGGGCAAGCAACCTGGCACATTAGCGGCATGATCG